AAAGGTATTCTGATTAAAGGCCAGCGTTTTGGTACCCTGTGTTGATGTAGCTATGGTTAGTCGCATATTGTTATTAAATCCTTTAAACGTTACGTTTTCAGGTGTTTCTACAAAGTAAGGGCCGTATGCGTTCCAATTATCTCCTAAATTAAGAGTTGTCGGTCTATTAGCGTACATAGACATAGTCGAAATGTTCCAACGCTTAGGGTTTACGTTGAAGTTCCCATTCACTGTATTATTGGTAATGTTCATTTTCAACACATCGCCATAGCGTTTGTACACAATACCATTTTCTTCGCATTCTTCATCAGCAACTGCACCAGTTTGAACGCCAGCAATCGTATAATCGCCTACTTTCGCACCCGTGAAATTGTGATAGGTAAGTTTGATATCATCTTCACCTAATGGCGGAATAGTAACGTTACAAGTTCCAGTACTGTCTAACGTGAAAGGCGTATCGTTTCCGAGTACCTTAACGCTGTAATGTGGTTCGCCTGTAACGGATACAGCCTGTTGCCCTTGGATTACGCTCGGAATAGTCAACGGCTTAAATTCAGTACGAGGAAACGGCTTGCCAATGTTTCCAATCATGGCTGTGAGTACATCATCTACGCTTGCGCTTTCACACCACACGTTACCTTGCAGCAACAACTGATGAGCATTGTCTGCCGTAGCACTTGCGCCGTCCTCGCCCTTATCACCTTTAGAGCCTTTCAAGGCTTCCAATTGGTCTGGGGTGAAATCTGCATAGGTGAATGGGGCGCCTTTCGGTCCAGGTTCGCCTTGCGGACCTTGTAAACCTTTCAGACTATCAAGCCATTCCTGTTCAGTACCTCTGAACCCATGAGCCACTGCAATAGCATAGGCGCTTTTACCTAAGCCCTCGATAAGTGGAATTGTAGTTTCCTTATCTAGTTTTAAAATTAATTCATTTGTTTCCATAATCATATGCCCCCTTATTTATGCATTGAAATATCTGGAACGATGGTGACTGTACCCTGTCCGAGCTTTATCCACTTATGATCATTGTAGATAAACGCATCGTACAGGTAATCACCACCCTTTAATTGGGCTTTAGCGGAATCCTTTCCGCTAATGAAGAACCCTACCTGTTTAGACTGTACCACAGGTGTTAACTCTAATTTCATATCATCATAGGGCCGTTTACGAATTTTGCAGACGGCCTCGTATTCGCTTAGGTCCATATCGGAGCCAGGTGGTACGACGTATGTCATACCGAAGTCCTGCCCCGCGTATAATGTGATGTCTTGTTCTATCATATAGGCCTCCTTAGATTTCAGCTAGGTCAACGGATTCAGGGAAGTGCTTATGTTGGTCTAATTCGGATACGATATATTGGAGTGTTCCTGAAAACTTTGTTGGCCTAAAAAAGTTAGGTGGCAAACTTGCAGACGGATAGGCATACACTACATTTCCGTCAAATCCCACAAGCTGCCCTGGTACTGCGTTAACTACTGTTAACCCTAATTTAGTGACCTCATAGGTATGAGACTCCTTGAACTTATCCGAGGTAGTATCCGCCTCTGTGTAATGTTTAAAGCATGTATCCTTAGCGCGGATATAATAGTTAGCGCTGTTAAACACAGGCTTGCCTTTCTCGTCAAATACTTCCATGCCGTACGTTTCAGATTTTGAAACCTTATTTGAATACACATAGATTTCAAGGCCTCTTAGGATACTCCCTATGTCAGTTGTATAGGGTACATAAATCCGGCATACAAATAGAGGTTTCTTTACCCCAGTAGCCGTATCAACTGACATACGTTCGCCAGTTGATACCATTTCTAATGGCGAAGCAGAAGCCACAGAGTAAATATAATACTCATCAGAGTCCCTATGCGTGATTGGAATTGTAATGAGGGCCGTTGAGGACTTTGTCCCCTTTGCTCTAACGTCATAAGCTTGAGACTGCGAAATTCGGTATTTCCAATCAGGTGTATCCCACGAGTTAATATATGGGATGTCACCAGTACCACTAAACGTTATCCTGTGCTTAAGAAATGCACAGGTTTGGCTATCGTTGAGTAAAACGTTTTTCTTATTATTGATTACTTTTAAAATGTTCATTCGCATACTCCTATCATTAGCTTCACTTGACAAGGTCTACCGATATAGGCCTTATTGCCAGGCGCGAAAGTAACTGTATCGCCATCAATGTAGCTGACATAGTCACCTTCATAGTCATTCGAGCCACAGGTACCATAATATTCACGAAGTGCGAATAGCTTTTGGCCTTTGTATATGTCAGTCTTGACCGAGAACTCAGGCACGATAGTTGTGAGTTCCTTAGTCCAAATAATCTTGGTAAGCCCTGTAGATAAGTCCGCTACATTCTCACCGTGTTCATCAAATACTTGTATTCCAGCTGGCACGGTATCACCTTTCTTTCTAAACAACGAAGTCAGCTTTTCTTTTAACCACTTAATCAATCGTCCCATAGGCCTAACCTCACTCTCAGTACATTGTTATCATCGAATACCTGGATTAAGTTATCGGATATCTCAACACGAGCGCCACTCGTCTTAGTTCGAAGCGTACCAATCGTTGCCGTGATAGTGTCAAGGCTATTCACCTTTAGCTTATCCGCGGTAACGCTATCCGCTTGGAGCTTATCACTACTAATGGATAAAGCTTGTATCTTATCCGCGCTTACAGAGTCAGCCTGAAGCATGCCCTCCGTGATGATGTTATTTTCGAACAGAGCTTGGCCTGTTACGTGTAATAGCTTGCCGTCGATTCGAGTACCTTCAGGCGATAAGTTAATCCGGCTAACAATCTCCTTACCGTTCAGACTGCCGATAGCATGGGTCACTCTAAGGTCAATGCCATTGGATAGAGTAGTAATTTGGCCAGATAAGTTCTTATTAAGGTCAGTTACCTTTTGGGTAATGCCCTTATCGAGTTGGACTAATTTAGATTCAAACCCGTTAACAGAGGTTTTCATCGTACCAACTTCAGAGCTCATCGCCTTAATAGTCTCGTCCATAGCTTTTAGCCCTAATGCTTCCGCATCAAGTAGGCTCTTATCGACTCTATCCTTAATAGTGACCGACTTCTCAGCAACTAAGCTACTACCGAACACATCGACATATTCACACCGCACACGATATACCCCGGCTTTATTGGAGTAGGTGAGCATACTCGATGTAGTCTCTAAATCGTCTGTACGATCATCACCAATAACGTGGCAACGGATAACGTAAGCCTGTGGAGGCTTCGCCCCAAAGTACAGGCTGAACCCTCCAAGTTGGTCCTTGACCTCGAACGTAGGCGCCTCTAACTGTGGCAAGTTATACGAATATGTTGCTGGCGTTGAATACTTGCCTAGCGTACTTCGTGCGTACAAGTACACCGTGCCGTTTCGTTTCGTAAGCGGTAAGATAGCTGAGGTACCTTTCACCTTCGCAAGTAATGCGTTGGTATCCTTGCCGGGGTCATTATCCGTGCGTAGTTCGTAGTAGTCCACGTCAGCGTTTAGAACATCGTTCCATGATGCGGTGGCGCGGTCCTTAAAGGCTACAGTAAAGTTCTTAGGCATGTCCGGTACTTCGTCCATCGCCTTGACTACGACGTCAACTACCTGGGCAGTATCGGAACGATTACCGAACCTATCCACGGCCACAGCCTTAACCTCGTACTCTTCGCCAGGTCCCAAAGCCTTGATAATAACCTGACTGTTACTACTACCGGCATACTGCCAATCTTGACCGGCGATAACTTGGCCATTCTTAGATTTAAGTTTGTACCACACCTCAGCGCTATCAAAGTTGCCAGGATTAGCCGGTGGTTCGAACATCACTTGAAGGTCATAGTACACGCTTTTATCGGCGGTTAGGTTGTAGCGACTAATGACGTGTAGGTTCTGCACATCGCCAGGCGCTTGCATCTTAGGAATCACGATTTCCTTAGTAACCCCTGTAGTGAGTTGCCCTAAATCGTTAATCGCTTGCACCCTAACCTCGTAAGTAGCGCCTAATAGTACATCGGATATCTCCGTGCTATTAGGTGATGCGGGGAAGTTCCCCACGTATTTCCAGGTATCACTTTTAGCGTTCCGATAGTTAACCACTACGTTGGTTATCTTGCCATCACGAGGCAGTTGCCAACGGACGGCGATTCGTGAGTACATAATGCCATTCGCACCGTATACATCACTTACGAGGCCAATATCCTCGATGTCGCTACCAACCTCAGACTTATAGTCGATAGTTGGTACAGTGCCATCATCACTCGTATACACCTCTGGATAGTATTCCATGCACTGTATCTTGCGAGTAAGGTCTGTACCGCCTTCCGTGATAGCTAGCACCCTAAATGGTTTAGCTGCTTTGGTTAATTCACCAAAGGCATACACACTACCAGGTTCGACTGCAATTGTTTCCTTAACCGTTACGTTACGGCCAATCACGCTTAGTACTGTGAACGTAGTCACCGCATCCGTAGCGCTGTTACGAATCAGTAGCTGATACTGCTTGCCGGGTAGCGTTGATACTTCCTTATCAAGGGTGATGGTATTACCTGTAACAGCTACTACTCGGCCACCTTCGCCCCATTCAGGTACGTCATGTTGGATAAGAATAATATCCCCTATCGTACACGCTATGGCG